GTGCGAGCGCGAACTGCACCGGCTTTCCGAAGAAGGTATTGCCAAGCTCTAGCGTCGAGACGCCGCGAATACGCGAGACAATGAAGGTACGCCAACCCGGCAACTGACCTGTCGCGGTCGCGCTGCGAGGGTCGACATACATATGTATGTATGTGGTGCCGTTGTTGCCCCGCCACATCGCGTGAGGGTTGCCGACCCGCACGCCGGCCCGACCGGGCGTGCCCGGTGTTTGCCAGCGGTCCTCGTAGTAAAACGAGACCGGTTGCCGGCGTGTGATGCCTTCGGCAAGGTTGCCCGCTTCGCCGATGCCTTCTATCGTCCGATAGTACGCTTGCTTGCGCGTAGTCGGAACGATGGTCGCGGCCTTCTGGCGAAAGCCGAAAGCCTCCTTCAGACGCAGCGCGAGGGACTTCAACGGCATGACTTCACCGGCGCATGCGGCCCGCGAAGTCGAAGTCTTCTTCGACGGCGACGGGCGGTGCGGTCACTTCGACGGCGACTTCGGTTTCGGTCATCGGCTCGGCTTCGGCTTCGCCGTTCAGGAACTCGCGGAAGTCTTCGTCGCTCGCAAGGTCGCGAAGAGCTGCGGTAATCCGGGTGAGTGCCGCTTCGTCGCGGATTTCTTCGAGCCGAATCGGCAAGGGCTTGCCGAAGTCTTCGGCGGCTGCCGAGACCATGCCGAGAAACCGAACCATATCGGGGTCGAGTGCTTCGACCGGCCCGCTGTACTTCTCGGCTTCGACGGACATATCGAAGAGCGCGAGCACTTCGGCAAGGGCTTCGCCGAGCGAGTTGACGACCTTCGCGTTGTACGGCTTCATGGGGGCGGGCACAACGGCCGACAAGGCTTCGCCAAGCGCGCGGTCGGTATCGGCGGCAAGGCCTTCAAGTTGCGGGTCGGGGATAGGCATAGAAGGGCCGGCGTCGAAAGGCATGTTCACTCCACAATAGCAAGGGGCGGTGCAAGGCCTTCGGGCGGCATGCCTTCGGGCGCAACGGGTTCGGGCGGCGCGAGCTCGGCAAGCTCTTCGGGCAACTGGAAGGTGCGAACCACTTCTTCGAGTAGTCCGTCGGGCTTCGTGCCGAGCTGCAGAAGAAGGGGCGCAAGGTCGACCAGGCTTTGCCGCTTCGCAAGGTCACCGGCCGGGGTCGACCCTGCGTCGACGGCCCAGTACCGAAAATCGCCCGTAAGGTCGTCGGCCGAAAGCATGGTCGGGCCTACCGGGTTCGGAAGTGCGAGCGGTTCGGCTTCGTCGCCGAGCACGACGGACAACATGACATTGTAAACGCGAGCGATTGACGTAATTACATCATCACGTTGCCTAGCCATTCTCCCCAGCTCGTTTGAAGTGTACGACTGGAGCAAGTTGGCTTCGGTCGCCGTCGTGCGCGTAACTTCCCCTCGCGTGAAGGGCGCAAGCAACCCGGCTTCGCGAATGTCGGCTTCGACGGTCTGCGCATACAGCGAGATATCGCCCGGTATCGGTGCCTGCGGTGCCGGGATGATATTTCCTTCGAGCTGCATACCTGGTTGCAGGTCGACTTCGATTACTTCGCCGTCGCGGCCCGCCGACAACTTCGCAACGGCGTCTTCGCTCATAAAGCCCGCCCGCATGAGCCATTGCCGCGCCATTCGCCGCACGCCTTGCGCCTGGTATGTGCGCATTACGTTCAGCTCGCGGAACTGGTCGTAGCTGCGGTCGACCAGACTGTAGCCCCGAAGCGGCACGCCGGGGTCGCGCGAGAAGAAGAGCGGAATAATCGGGACAATCGGACGGCCCGACGCGCTCTTGTACGGTATGCCGGTCTTCTCGTGTTCGAACTCGGCTTCTTCGGCTTCGCCGCCCGCCTTCACATCGGGGTCGAGTGCCCCGACCTGAACCGTTACTCCTTCGAACGCGAAAGACGCGCCGTTGTCGTAGTCGGGCGACCACACGACAAGGGCGTCTTCGACAAGGTCGTACATTTCGACGACGCGCACCCATCGGTCGAACTGGCCCTCGCGCATTGTTTCGGGGCCGGGTGCCGTGTTGCGTCGCGTGTCAATCCAACGGGTGTATGCCCGTGGTTGGAAGTCTTCGGGGTTTTTGTCGAACCGCACGCACGCTTCGTCAAGCGGTAGCAAGTACGAATGGCCGACCCATCGTTGGTGTTCCCAAGAGCCCGAAGTGTCGTCGACAATGACCGACCACGGTTCAAGCGCAGACGCCGCAACGCGCTTTAGCGGGTCGACGCTTTCGACGGGTGCGAGCTTGACGAAGGCGCACGGATAGATGAGCGCAAGCCGGGTAGCGTCTTCAATGACGTTGCGAACGCCGAGAAGGTACTGGTTCGCGGTTGCTTGCGCGACTTCGGCATTCCCGCGCGCCCGAAGGTCGGGTTGCACGAAGACGGCCGGGTTTCGAGCGTACAAAGAGCCGAGATAGCTTTCGACGACCGCATAGGCCTTCGGCACTTCCGTTCGCAAGATACCGTCGTGCGCGTCGTACTCACGGTCGGACCAGAACCGCGTGAAGTACATAGACCGCAGCTCGCGCATGCGGGGCCGCTTGTCGTTCCAATAGTTGTCGTGTTGCTCGACGATTTCTTGCACATGTTGCGGAGTAAGCATCTATTCGCCTCAGAAGGGCAACGAGCTCGCCCGTAGGCGTCGGGCTCGGCTTCGCTTTATCAGGTCATCCATTCGCGTTCGTTGCGATTGTAGCGCAACCGTGCGCCAAGTTGCGGGAATATCGCGAAGACACCGATATGCGAGCGCTATAGCGACTGCGGCGTCATCGTGCGACCCTTGCGGAGCTTCCGGCGCGACCTTGCCCGGTGCGACTGTCAAGGCTCGCAGCTCCAACCAGGTAGCCCGGTCGACGACTTGTACTTGCTGCATAGCCTCGCGCAAAGTGTCGAAGGCTTCGAGCTTGCTTTGCAGCGTCGTAGTCCACGGGCGGCCCTGCGGGTTGCGCCATTGTTGCCGATAGCCGCAGTTGTCCATTTCGAGAAGAAGCGCATGCCCGTGGTTGTTGCTCTCCGCTAAGACGAGCGCGTTGTTGTACCGGCTTGCGACCTGAATCACCGTGTGCGCCCATTGCGACGGGGTCGCCCGGTTGCTGCGTTGCGCGAAGACCGGTTGCCTTGTCGCGACCGACACGACGCACAACGCCGAGTAGTCGCCGCCGACACCGCCCCCCACATCGACGCCCATGACATACCGGTCGTGCGCATGCGGTGCCTCTATCTCGCGACCGCCCGAAGCACCGACGGCCGTGTGATCGATGACGTGGATACCTTGCAGAAGCTCGTCGTCGAACCAACCGCCTTCGCGATTCAAGAAGCAATCGTCGAGCGTTGCAGGATACTCGCGCTTGAACTTGAACTCGCCGAGCGTCGCCCGGTAGCGTCGCCGCCATGACACTTGCCCGGCCGACAACTTGTACCGCTCGACGAGCTCGGCTTCGTCTTCGCGCACTTCGAAGTCGTCGTCGACCTGGTCGCAGTACGCCGGGTGTTCGTGCCACCAGTGCGTAAGCACATGCCAGCCGTTTTCGGGTGCGCCGGCAATCAGTCGCGAGAAGGCATCGCCCGGATTGTTGGCGGTGCTTTCAATCATTAGCAGCCCGTCACCTACGGCCGCGAGTGCTTGGCTTAGAAGCTCTTCCTGGTCCGGTGCGAAGGCGAACTCGGAGAGCAACACGCCGGCCGGGCTGAAAGAGCGCAAGCCTGTTTGAGACCGCGAAGTGAAGGCCTTCAGACTTGCCCCGGTGTCGGCGAACTTCAGCTCGCCCTTCGCTCGCGTGTCGAGCTCGCGCCGGAGAAGGTCGGGCGGGTGCCGCAACCATCGGCGGTTGTCGTCGAGCAAGGCCGTCGCACTTTCAGCCCGAAGCGATACAAGCGCGAACATGCTTTCGGTCTCGGTTGCCGTCCACTTCTGATGCAACACGAACTTGCAAGCCGTGGTCGCGGCGACCTGTCGTGCCTTTATGACGAGAATACGGTTGTGCCCGGCTTCGACGGCTTCGAATATCTTGCGCTGCATCGGCAACGGGTCGAAGGGTATCTCGGCCTTCGAATCTTTGTCCTGTACCCGGTGAAGCCTGCAAAAGTTCGACGGCCGTTCGACGAGCTCGGCGACCTGGTCTCGCAGCTCGGCCGGCACCGTCGGCGGTACGAAAGTCAACACGCCGCACGCGACCGCAGATAGTCGTCGGCTGCGTCGAGCGCGTCTTGCAGCCCGTCGGTACTGCCGCCTGCCTGCCTTTCTAAGAGAAGCGGACAGACGACCGACCAGTTGTAGCGGTTGCCCGACGGGTACACTTCTGCGTCGAGTAGCGGGCGGCGAAGCGAGCGTTGTAGGCCTTGCCCGACCTTCGCCCACGGTGTTGCGGTTTCTTTCTGCACGGCTTGCCCTCCAGTGCAATCAGGTGTCGGCGACCAGTCTTAGCACGCTTCGCAGCTCTTCGACTTCGGGTGCTTCCATCTGCACGACTTCGCGAGCTCGCGCGACTTCGAGCACGCGCCAAGCGGCATCGAGCTGCGCTTTCACCGGTCGCTTCGTGCCCCGAAGCACGCCTTCGACAAGCCCGATTGCGTCGGGCGCGAGCTTTGCGAGTGCCGTTTCAATCGCTTCGGGCGGCATTACCTGGTCGGACATATTGAAACTCCATTCAAAATCGTCGAAAACGCGCTATTCTTCGGTGGTGCACTGTCATTAT